TAAAATGAAAAAACCTCGTAAATCTACAGTGAATGCAGCTGGAAACTATACTAAACCTACTATGCGTAAGAATCTCGTAGCTAAAGTAAAGGCTGGCGGTAAGGGTGGTAAACCCGGTCAGTGGTCCGCACGTAAAGCTCAGATGGTAGCCAAACAGTATAAAGCTAAAGGTGGGGGGTACAGATAATGAAGGGTGTCAAACATTACTTACGAAACGGTACTCTCCACACTGGAAAGACACATAAGCATCCTGATGGAACATTGATGACGGGTGCTCGTATGTCTAAGTCTTCCAAGAATTTGTATCACTATAAAGATTTGAGTAAAACAGCAAAGGCTAAAGCAGATGGCACTAGCAAAAAGTCAAAAAAGTCTTAATAAGTGGACTAAGCAGAAGTGGCGAACCAAAAGTGGTAAACCATCTACACAAGGTTCAAAAGCTACGGGAGAACGTTACCTACCAGAGGGTGCTATAAAAGCAATGTCCAGTTCTCAGTATGCTGCTAGTACTGCAAAAAAACGTAAAGATACTGCTGCAGGTAAACAGTTCTCTAAGCAACCTAAATCTGCAGCTAAAACAGCTAAACGTTTTCGGAGATCTTAATATATGGTTGTAGACTTTGATGTCGATGGTGATGGTAGTATCACCTTAGAAGAGATAGCTATGAAAGAACGTATGCTTGAAATAGAGCTACGTGAAGAAAAAGCAGAGTCACAAAAGTTTATGGCTTGGGTGGCAATGGGTATGATGATAATCTTTACGATATTTTTATTTACTCCTATGCTTTCTGACGGAAGAGTTAATGCTCTAGCAGATTTGCTAGGGTTATTTTATATTGCACAAACAGGAGTAGTAGCAGCTTATATGGGTGCTACGGCATACATGGCAGGTAAGCCTATGGGCAATAAAGTAGCAATGACAACAAGAGATACAAGATAATGTTTAAACTTTCTCAACGTTCCTTAAACAAACTAGCTGGAGTTCACCCTAATTTAATAGGGGTTGTACAACGTGCTATAGAACTAACGGATGTAGATTTTGGTGTTACTTACGGCACTCGTACACTAGCAGAACAAAAAGAACTGTATAACTCTGGGCGTAGCCAAACTATGAATAGCAAACATCTTACCCAAGATGATGGCTACTCTCATGCGGTTGATCTAGTAGCTTATTTTGGTTCAGAGGTTTCTTGGGAACTTAATGTCTATGACAACATCTGTGATGCTATGGCAAAGGCTGCACGTGAAGAAGGTTTACCTATTAAGTGGGGTGCTGCGTGGTCTGAAGGTGACATTCGAGATTACTCAGGTTCAGCAGAAGATGCTATGAATGCCTATATTGATTTGCGTAGATCACAAGGTCGTAGGCCTTTTATAGATGCGCCCCATTTTGAAATTATGTGAGATGATTATGGATACTAGTGAACCGTGGCATCTTTCTCGCAGTGTGCCTGTAACCCTCATATTTGCAATTATTATGCAGACAGTAGCTCTTATATGGTTTGTTGCTTCTCTATCTAGTGAAGTAGAACAAAACAAAATGGCTAATGCAAAGCAAGATGCAAAGATAGATAGCTTAGAAAAGATTGTACAGAACCAAGCTGTAACTATGGGACGCATGGACGAAAACATAAAAGCAATACGAGAAATGATGGAAAATGATAGGATTAGAGGAAGGTGAAATACTTCGTTTTACTTCTTTTACTTTCTGCTTGTTCGGGACTTCCTTCTGTATTAAACCCTCTAAGTGGGGGTGGTGGGCCTACAGTAAACAGTAACGCACAGATAGGCAAAGAAAATAGGCAGTCTGTTCTTTCATTAGAGCAAGCAGAAGAAATCTACGCAGGTAGAGATGTGGTAAAGACTGAAGTAGTAAAAGAGGTAGAGACAGAATCCGTGGAAAACTTAGACATTACTAATACTAATATATCTCCTTGGATGATCCTTCTAATGCTTTTAGGGTGGTTACTACCAACTCCTACGCAAATAGGTCAGTCTATAGCAAACTTTTTCCTTGCATTATTTAAAAGAAAGATGTAACATGGCACGAGCACTAACAGATAAACAACAAGCATTACTTGCAGTTCTCTTTGATGAAGCAGGTGGTGACTTAGTTGCTGCTAAAAAACTAGCAGGTTACTCTGATGCGACTTCTACTGCAGAAGTTGTCAATTCTCTCAAAGAAGAGATCCTAGATGCAACGCATACTTACATGGCACGTAATGCGCCTAAAGCTGCGATGTCTATGGTAGGTGCTTTATATGACCCTACAGAGTTGGGTATTCGTGACAAGATGCAAGCTGCTAAAGAGTTGCTTGATCGTACTGGTTTGGTTAAGACTGAGAAAATGCAAGTGGAAGCAAAGGGTGGTGTTATGCTAATGCCACCTAAACAAGTGGAAGATGATGACTAAAAAATTACCCACATGGAAGCTGCCACAGCCAACCGACCTAAAAGACGATAATGAGTGGCTTCCTATTCCTAAAGTATCTCGTATAGTTCCTTTTGGTTACGAACTCGATCCTGAAGACTCAGATATATTACTGCCGATAAAAAATCAACTAGATCTACTAGAACAGGCTAAAGTTTATTTACGGCAATACTCGTATCGTGAAGTAGCTAACTGGCTATCTCGTAATACAGGAAGGGATATATCTCATGTAGGCTTACGTAAACGGTTGGAAAATGAACGAAGAAGAAAAAACAAAGCTGCAATCTTACGCCGATGGGCAATCTATGCCGAAACGGCGATCAGCAAGGCGGAAAAAATCGAAAGAAGCCGCACCGGAGCCAAAGAGCAAAGCAAAGCAGAAGAAGGCCAGAGCTGAACCTGCAAAAATTATGCATGAGATTCCTGTTGAGGAACAGCATAACGTAATTTTTAAACCTAATGATGGGCCTCAAACAGAGTTTCTTGCTGCAGGTGAACGTGAGGTGCTGTATGGTGGCTCTGCAGGTGGGGGTAAGAGCTACGCCATGTTGGCAGACCCTTTACGGTATATGGGCCACCCAGCCTTCTCAGGATTGCTCCTACGGCATACTACAGAAGAACTTCGTGAGCTTATCTTTAAGTCTCAAGAAATGTACCCAAAGATTTGGCCCGGTATTAAGTGGTCAGAAAGAAAAATGCAGTGGACTGCGCCATCTGGTGCACGATTGTGGATGTCCTACCTTGACAGGGAAGATGACGTTCTGCGTTACCAAGGTCTAGCTTTTAGTTGGATAGGCTTTGACGAGTTAACACAATGGGCATCTCCATTTGCGTGGAACTACATGCGTTCTCGTCTACGGTCCACTGCCCCCGACTTGCCTATCTTTATGAGGGCTACTACTAACCCCGGCGGAAGAGGGCATCACTGGGTTAAGAAAATGTTTATTGATCCTGCGCCCGCAGGTAAGGCTTTTAATGCCACAGATATTGAAACTACAGAAGAGTTAAAGTATCCCGTAGGCCATGCTAAAGCAGGTAAACCTTTATTTAAACGTAGGTTCATACCTGCACGACTATCTGATAATCCCTATTTGTCAAAGCAAGGTGACTACGAAGCAATGCTTCTATCCTTGCCCGAACAACAACGTAGACAATTGTTAGATGGTGATTGGGATATTAAAGAAGGCGCAGCCTTTACAGAGTTTGATAGAAATGTGCATGTCGTTGAGCCTTTTAACATCCCTAGCAATTGGGTTAAGTTTAGGGCATGCGATTACGGATACGGAAGTCAGTCTGGTGTTGTTTGGTTTGCAGTTGCCCCTGATGAACAATTGATAGTCTATCGGGAACTGTATGTAACTAAAGTACTTGCTACGGATCTAGCTGACATGATCTTAGAACTTGAAGCAGAAGACGGCAACATAAAGTATGGAGTACTGGATAGTTCTTTGTGGCATAAACGTGGTGATACTGGGCCATCCCTTGCAGAACAAATGATTAGTCGTGGATGTCGTTGGCGTCCTTCAGATCGTTCAAGAGGATCACGTGTAGCTGGTAAGAACGAAATACATCGTCGGCTTCAGGTAGATGAGTTTACAGAAAAACCCCGTCTGGTTTTCTTTAACAGTTGTACTAACACAGTAGCACAGATACCTGCAATACCTTTGGATAAAAGAAATCCAGAAGATGTAGATACTAATGCAGAAGATCACTTGTACGATGCACTAAGATATGGTATAATGTCACGTCCTCGTTTTAGTGTATTTGACTATGACACTCATGGAAACAACTACGGCGGTATGCGAGTAGCAGATTCAACGTTTGGATATTAAGGAAAGAATAAATGTCAGAAGATAACGAAATGTTTATTGAAGATGATGCTATTGCATTAGAAGATACAGATAATTCTGTAGAGTTTGATGCCGATACTTCAAACATTATTCCCTATATCATGGAACGTTACAAACGTTCTGAGGATTACCGCCGTCAAGATGAAGAACGTTGGCTACGTGCTTACCGTAACTATCGGGGTATCTATGGCCCTGATGTACAATTTACCGATGCTGAGAAGTCCCGTGTCTTTATCAAAGTTACTAAGACAAAAACTCTCGCAGCTTACGGTCAGATTGTAGACGTACTATTTGCAAACAATCGTTTTCCTTTGACCGTAGATCCAACAGAACTTCCTGATGGTGTTGTTTCAGACGTAAACTTTGACCCAGCCCAGCCGAAAGAATTGCAGGAGGATGGCCTTGACAAAGAAGTAAATCCTTATGGCTATAAAGGGGATGGCAAAGAGCTTGCTAAGGGTGCAACAATCCGTACCCTTAAAGAGATGTTAGGTCCGATAACAGACAAATTTACAGGCATCAATAACGTACAGGAAGGTGTAGGTAAAACTCCTACAGCTATTACATTTAGTCCTGCTATGATTGCTGCTAAAAAGATGCAAAAGAAAATCCAAGATCAACTAGAGGAATCTTCTGCATCTAAACACCTACGTAGTACAGCCTTTGAAATGGCTTTGTTTGGTACGGGTGTAATGAAAGGTCCATTTGCTGTAGATAAAGAGTACCCTAATTGGGACGAAGAGGGTAACTACGATCCCGTCTTTAAAACAGTACCTCAAGTATCTCACGTGTCTGTTTGGAACTTTTACCCAGACCCAGACTCTAATAACATGGATGAAGCACAGTTTGTTATTGAACGTCACAAGTTGTCACGTACACAATTACGTGCACTAAAACGGCGTCCTTATTTCCGTAGCACCGTTATTGATGAAGCCATTGCTATGGGTGAAAACTATGATAAACAATACTGGGAAGACGATTTATCTGACTACACACCAGATCATGGTATTGAACGTTATGAAGTACTAGAGTACTGGGGTATGGTAGATATCGAAATGCTCGAAGATCAAGGCGTAGATATT